GGTATGACAAAAAAAGGTGTAGAAAGTTATAAAAGAAACAATCCAGGTAGTAAATTGCAAACAGCGGTAACCACTCCGCCTTCAAAGTTGAAGCCTGGAAGTAAAGCCGCAAAGCGTCGCAAAGCATTTTGTGCACGCTCAAAAAGCTGGACAAGTGAACGTGGTAGAGCAGCACGCCGTAGATGGAACTGCTAATTTTAAAATAAAAACAATTAAATTAAATTAAATCAAATGGGAAAGAAGAAAGAAGCGGTTGCTAAAGCAATCACAGCAGACGAGCTAACTGAAGTACAAAAGTACGTTAACGCTCTACAGCAAATCCAAATGCAGCTAGGTGGAACCGAAATGCAAAAGGCCGAGCTTATGGATAATGTTAAAGCATTACGCGCTAAGCTAGCTGAGGTACAAGCTGAACTAGAAAAAACTTATGGAGACGTAAGTATTAACTTACAAGATGGGACCATCACTCCTAACGATGCAGGTAATAAGGAAGATTAGTATCGGCAAAGACTATAAAAATGACGCCATGCACTATTCTGTTGGACAGGAAGTGTATGGCGGTCATACTATAGTTAATATATTAGAAGAGGAAGATAAGTACTCTGTCTATATACAGAAAGGGGATTTGGTAATGCCGTGGAAAGACTTTAATAAGAACATGGCAGTTTCTATCGAATATGATCTTAAGTGGTAATGCAAAGCATATACAACTTTATTATATCTCCGTATGCTAAGAGAACCACATCGGAGAAAGAAATAAACGGTGTAACTCTGTTGCTAAATACGGAATTACAAAACCATCTTTATACTAGCAGACACGGAGTTGTCAAAGCTATACCAAAAGTAAATGATCTAGGTTTACTACCAGGCGATGAAGTTATTGTTCATCATAACGTTTTTAGAAGATTTAGAGACGTAAGAGGAGCAGAAAAAAATAGCCGTTCATATTACGAGGAAGATAAATACTTTGTATACCCTGATCAGATATATGCCTTTAAACGCGATGGCGAATGGCAACCTGTTGAGGGTTTTATTTTTGTTAAGCCTATGTTAGATGAACGAATGTTTTCCGAACATAACGAGCTTCCTTTGATAGGAAAAGTTAAATACGCTTACGAAGGGTTTGAAAGCGGAGAGCTTATAGGTTTTACGCCTGGTACAGAATACGAATTTAATATTGAAGGGGAAAAGGTTTACCGTGTCCCCGCAAATCGAATTACAATCAAGTATGGACAGCAAGCAAGCGAAAAAGAATATAATCCTAGCTGGTCGCAAAGCAGTTGAAGAACTTATAAAAGTTGCACAAGAAAAAATCATTACCAATACGGAAGATGATATTTCTGCTGACCGTTTAAAAAATGCTGCTGCAACTAAAAAGCTGGCAATCTTTGACGCGTTTGAAATACTTACGCGCATTGAAGAAGAAGAACGCATACTTGAGAACAAACCGAAAGAAGAAAAAGAAAAGAAAACATTCTCAGGGTTTGCTGAAAAAAGATCTAGGTAATGTACGAGCAGAGCCTAGTAAAAGTTGTTGAGCCTGTAAAGCTTACCACAATCAGCAGATTAAATAGATCCAAGTCTTGGAAATATGGTTACAACAAAGAACACGATATAGTTGTTATCAGTAAGACTGGACAGATAGGGCAAATACTAGAAGTGCAAAACTTGTGTATAGCATTGCCGCCGGCACCGAAAGGATTAACGAAAGGCTTAAATAAATGGGCTGTTCAGGAGTATCCTAAGGAGCTTAAAAGAATCAAGAGTATATTCGATTGGCAAACCTATCCGGAGGAGTTTAAAAGCAATTGGGAGGGATACATTGATGAAGAATTCAACAGACGTGATGGTGGTTACTGGTTTTATAACAAGGGGACTCCTACTTATATCACTGGGACTCATTACATGTACTTGCAGTGGAGTAAGATTGATGTCGGTAATCCCGACTACCGCGAAGCAAACAGACTCTTCTTTATATTTTGGGAAGCCTGTAAAGCCGATACAAGAAGCTACGGAATGTGCTATCTTAAAAACAGACGGAGCGGATTCTCGTTTATGGCTTCAGGGGAAACAGTCAACTTGGCTACCATCTCAAGTGATGCCAGATTCGGTATACTATCAAAGTCAGGTAGTGATGCCAAAAAAATGTTTACCGATAAAGTTGTACCAATATCCGTTAACTACCCGTTTTTCTTCAAACCTATACAAGATGGTATGGATAGACCGAAGACTGAACTGGCATATAGGGTTCCTGCTTCTAAGCTAACCCGTAAATCAATTCAGGCAAAAGAAAAGCAAATAGAGCTTGAAGGTCTTGATACAACTATTGATTGGAAGAATACAGGAGATAACTCTTATGATGGTGAAAAGTTAAAGCTTTTAGTGCATGATGAGAGTGGAAAATGGGAAAGACCAGATAATATATTAAACAACTGGCGAGTTACAAAAACTACGCTGCGTTTGGGTGCCAGAATTATAGGCAAGTGTTTAATGGGTTCAACATCAAATTCATTAGATAAAGGTGGTGAAAACTTTAAAAAGTTATACAGCGATTCTGATGTAAGTAAAAGAAACTCAAACGGCCAAACGAAATCAGGATTATACTCACTCTTTATACCTATGGAGTGGAACTATGAAGGATTTATTGATCAGTACGGCCAACCAGTATTCAATACGCCTGAAGAAGAAGTATTAGATCCTTTTGGAGATACTATTGAGCAAGGGGTTATAGATTATTGGAATAACGAAGTTGAAGGTCTTAAGCAAGACCAAGATGCTTTAAACGAATATTATCGCCAGTTTCCGCGTACAGAAGAGCACGCATTTAGAGATGAAACAAAAAATAGCTTGTTTAATCTTGCAAAAATATACGAACAGGTTGATTATAATGAAGATCTGCGTAATACTAATGTTGTAACCACTGGCAATTTTCAGTGGGTTAACGGTGTGAAAGATACAAAAGTTGTGTTTATGCCAACGCCTCAGGGAAGATTCAAAGTATCCTGGATACCAGGTGCTGAGCTTCAGAACAGGCAAATCACAAAAAATGGTGTCAAATACCCGGGCAATGAACACGTCGGCGCATTTGGTTGCGATAGTTACGACATATCAGGAACTACCGACGGCAAAGGTTCAAAAGGAGCTTTACACGGCCTCACTAAGTTTACTATGGAAGATGCACCGCCAAGTACATTCTTCCTCGAATATATAGCTAGGCCTCAAACTGCTGAAATATTTTTTGAAGATGTATTAATGGCTTGCGTTTTTTACGGTATGCCTATACTAGCAGAAAATAACAAACCTAGGTTGCTTTATCATTTTAAGCGCCGTGGATATAGAGGATACTCTATGAACCGACCAGATAGGCTATGGAATAAGCTATCGGTAACAGAAAAAGAAATAGGTGGTGTGCCTAACTCCAGTGAGGACATGAAACAAGCACACGCCGCTGCTATTGAAATGTACATAGATAAGTACGTAGGTTTAATGGAAGACGGGCAGTACGGTAGTATGTACTTCAATGAAACATTAAACGATTGGTCTAAGTTCGATATAAATAAACGTACTAAATACGATGCTGCGATAAGCTCGGGTTTAGCAATAATGGCGTGTAATAAAGAACTATATAGACCAGTAGGCAAACTAGAAAGAACAAAGTTGAATATAAAGATTTCAAAATTCCGTCAAGACGGGTTTACTTCAGAAATAATAAAATAATTTATGACTAAATCGGTTTCAAATAGCGCTTTCCCAAGCCAAATAGCAAGTGACGCTGAAAAAATGTCACTAGACTATGGGCTGCAAGTAGGTAGAGCTATTCAAAACGAATGGTTTTCGAGCAATTCGGGGACCACTCGTTTCAGAAGCAACCAAAATACATTTCATAATCTGAGATTGTATGCACGTGGTGAGCAAAGCGTTCAGAAATATAAAGATGAGTTATCTGTTAATGGTGATTTGTCTTACTTAAACCTTGATTGGAAGCCGGTACCTATCTTATCTAAGTTTGTAGATATTGTAGTTAATGGCATTGCAGACAGATCTTTTGATTTAAAAGCATATTCGCAAGACCCATATGGCATAAGCAAGCGCACAGCGTATATGGAGTCTATTATACGTGATTTGCAGACAAAAGAATTAAATGAGTTTGCGCAAGAAGAATTTGGTATAAATTTATTTGAAAACATACCGGATCAATTGCCTGATTCTAAAGAAGAGCTGGAGCTACACATGCAGCTAAGCTACAAGCAAGGCGTTGAAATTGCTGAAGAAGTAGCTATTAATACTTTGCTCGATGGCAACCATTACGATTTAACTAAAAAACGTTTATACTACGATCTTACAACCTTGGGGGTTGCGGCTGTAAAAAATAGCTTTAGCCAATCGGAAGGTGTTACAGTAGATTATGTTGATCCTGCTTATTTAGTACATTCTTACAGCGAGTCTCCTTATTTTGAAGACATATATTATGTAGGAGAAGTAAAGTTTGTCCCATTAAACGAGCTTAAAAAGCAATTCCCTGAATTAGACGAAGCACAATTAGAAAAAATACAAAAGCAGGGTTCGCATAATCACAGTGCGGGCTACGATCAGTCTTTAGTAAACCACGATGTGCGCGATAACAATGTTGTTCAGCTATTGTACTTTAACTATAAGACGTACATGAACGAAGTGTACAAGGTTAAAGAAACAGCTACCGGCGCTTCTAAAATTATAGTAAGAGATGATCAGTTTGATCCTCCTGTAGAATTGCTAGAAGCTGAGTTTGGCAAAATGGCACGCTCACTAGAAGTATTGTATGAAGGTGTGCTTGTATTAGGCACGGATATCATGCTAAAGTGGGAGATGGCTAAAAACATGATGCGCCCAAAAAGCGATTATGCTAAAGTTAAGATGAACTACAGTATTGTAGCGCCTCGCATGTATAAAGGTAAGATTGAGTCTATCGTAAGCCGTTGTACCGGCTTTGCTGATATGATACAGCTTACTCATTTAAAAATGCAGCAGGTATTACAAAGAATGATGCCTGACGGCGTATATATGGATGCTGATGGTCTTGCTGAAATTGATTTAGGTAACGGCACAAACTACAACCCGCAAGAAGCACTTAATATGTTCTTCCAAACGGGTTCTGTTATTGGTCGTTCATTTACCAGTGAGGGTGATATGAACCCTGGTAAAGTGCCTATTCAGCCATTACAGACTGGTGCTGGTGGCCAAAAGCTGCAAACCCTTATCCAAACATACAACTATTACTTACAAATGATTCGTGATGTAACGGGTCTAAATGAAGCACGTGATGGTTCATCGCCAGATGCTAGAGCATTAGTAGGTGTACAAAAAATGGCAGCGGCTAATTCAAATACGGCTACTCGCCATATTCTTGATGCGGGATTATTCTTAACGGCTGAAACTGCTGAATGTTTGTCTTTACGTATTTCAGACATATTAGAGTTTGATCCGTCTAGAGAAGCGTTTATTCAAAAAGTTGGTGGGCATAATGTAGGTATTTTGTCTGAAATGGAAAATTTGCATTTGCATGACTTTGGTATTTCTTTAGTGCTTGCACCGGATGAAGAAGAAAAATCGCTTTTAGAAAATAATATTCAAACCGCATTATCTGCGGGTCTTATAGACCTAGACGATGCTATCGATATCCGTGAAGTTAAAAACTTAAAGCTAGCTAACCAATTATTAAAGCTACGCCGTAAGAAAAAGCAAGAGCGCGATCAAATGATGCAACAGCAGAATATGCAAGCGCAAGCGCAAGCAAACGCTCAGTCTCAACAAGTAGCGGCTCAGGCAGAAATGCAAAAAGACCAAGCAGCATTACAAACTAAATCACAACTTGAGCAGCTTAAAGCACAACTTGAGCAGCAAAGAATTGATAAAGAGGTAGAGGCAAAAATGCAGCTTATGGCGCTTGAGTTCCAATACAACATGAAACTTAAAGGTTTAGAGGTTGACTCAGCTAAATCTAAAATTGCAGAAACTGAAGACCGTAAAGATAAAAGAACTAAAATTCAAGCTACACAACAAAGTGAGCTTATAGACCAAAGACAGAAAGGCGGAGCACCTAAAGACTTTGAATCCTCTGGTAATGATATACTTGGAGGTGGATTCGGTTTAGGAAGTTTCGAACCTAGGTAATAATAACCATAACAATTATATAATATTTTATCATGAGTGAAGAAACTAAAGACACATCCCCTGTTTCGCAGGGTGATGATGGAACTATTAAAGTAGATTTTTCAGCAGCATCTCGGGAAACACCAGCAGAAGAACCTGTTGAACAACCCGTAGAAGAAGCTCCTGTAGAGGAAGCAGCTGTTGAAGAAACACCGGAAGAAGCACCGGTTGAAGCTCCTGCTGCTGAAGTAGCGGAAGAAGAACCCGTCTTAATGGAAATTACAGACGAAGAAGTTGAAGAAGCTGCTGAACAGTTAGAAGATGAGGTTGCTGACGCAATTGAAGAATCAGTAACGTCGGGTGCAAAGCTTCCTGAGAACATTCAAAAAGTTGTAGACTTTATGGATGAAACAGGTGGCTCATTAGAAGATTATGTGCGTCTTAATACAGACTATTCTAGTTTAAACGAAGACCAGTTGCTTCGCGAATACTATGAAACAAAGTACAAGTCGTATGATAGAGAAGACATTGACTTTTTATTAGCCGATAAGTTTTCTTACGATGAAGACATTGATGACGAGCGCGAAATACGTTTAAAAAAATTAGAGCGTAAACAAGCTTTAGCAGAAGCTAAAAATCATTTAGATAGTTTAAAGTCTAAATACTACGAAGAAATTAAAATGGGTTCAAGATTGAATCCAGAACAGCAAAAAGCGGTTGAATTTTTCAATCGTTATAATAAGGAGAGTGAAGAGGCTGCTAAAATAGCAGAACGACAAACTAGCAAGTTTAAACAAGAAAGCGCGAAAGTGTTTAGCGATAAATTCGAAGGTTTCGATTATAGCGTTGGAGACAAGAAGTACCGCTTTAAGGTTAAAGATGCTGGCCAGGTTAAAGAAACTCAAGGCGACATTAACAACTTTATCAAGAAGTTCTTGAACGAAAAGGGGGAAATGAAAGATGCTAAGGGTTATCATAAATCGCTGTTCACCGCTATGAATGCCGATCAAGTTGCACAACACTTTTACGAGCAAGGCAAAGCCGATGCAGTAAAGGATAGTATGGCACGCACGAAGAATGTCGATATGAATCCGAGAGGGACTCACGAAAAAGTTACGACACAAAACGGGTGGACTATACGCGCTGTAAATGATGGTGAAAGCACTTCTAAACTCAAAGTCAAGTTTAAAAAATAATTCATTAAAACAAATAAGAAATGAGTTTTGCAACGTCGCCAGCTGGTCTGGCAAACTTAGCTCACCTTACTCCACGTCCTATCAAGGGCTTGTTCGGTGACAATTATCTGTCTGTGGCTGACATGGACTTTACACAACAATTCCTTCCTGAGGTATACGAGAAAGAAGTAGAGCGCTACGGAAACCGTACAGTATCAGGATTCTTGCGCATGGTTGGTGCAGAAATGCCTATGGCTTCTGACCGCGTAGTATGGCAAGAGCAAGGACGTCTTCACATTGCATACGACGGTATTACTGTTGATGCTGATGGTGATGCACTTACTATGCCTTCTGGTCACTTGATCGGTGCAGGTATGACTTTGGTAGTATCTAAAGGATACGTAAGCCACAAAGCATATGTTACTTCTGTATCTGGTGTTACTGTAAACATTGCTGTTTACGATACTGCTGATGCAAACTTGAGCAGCACTTTTGATTCTGCAACAGATGCTAAAGTATTTGTTTACGGTTCTGAGTACACTAAAGGTTCTAGCAATGCTGGTAACTCAATGGACGCTTCTTTCACTACTTTTGACAACAAGCCTATCATCTTACGTGATAAGTACAATGTTAAAGGTTCTGATGTAGCTCAAATTGGTTGGGTTGAAGTAACTACTGAAGCTGGTACTTCTGGATACTTATGGTACTTGAAGTCTGAGCACGAGTCTCGTCTACGTTTTGAGGACTACCTCGAAATGAGCATGGTTGAAGCTGAAAAAGCACAAACTACTATTGCTCAAGATGCTGCTTTTGGTAACACTGCTACAATCGAAGGTTCTGAAGGTTTATTCGCGGCTCTAGAGTCTCGCGGTTTGGTATTTAACGACCAAGACTTCAACAACACTTCTGGTTTAACTGGTTTAGGTGACTTTGACGTTATCCTTCAGGAATTAGACAAGCAAGGTGCTATCGAAGAGAACATGATGTTCTTGGATCGTACAACTGCTTTGGATATCGACAACATGCTTGCTCGTGCTAATAGCTACGGAACAGGTGGTACTTCTTACGGAGTATTCGATAACTCTGAAGATATGGCTTTGAACTTAGGTTTCTCTGGATTCCGTCGTGGTTCTTACGATTTCTACAAGACTGACTGGAAATACTTGAACGATTCTGCAACTCGCGGTAGCATTGCTGACGTAGAGGGTGTTATTGTTCCTGCTGGTACTTCTACTGTATACGACCAAAACTTAGGTCAGAACATTTCACGTCCGTTCTTACACGTACGTTACCGTGCTTCTGAAGCTGAAGATCGTCGTATGAAGTCTTGGGTTACTGGTTCAGTTGGTGGCAACTTCACTAGTGATGCTGATGAAATGAACGTACACTTCCTTTCTGAGCGTGCACTTTGTGTTCAAGCTGCGAACAACTTCGTAATGTTGAAGAAAACTCAAGCATAATTGAGTTAATACTTATTCACCCTCGGCTTCGGTCGGGGGTGATTATTATCTTTTATTTAATTATATTATATCATGGCACAAGCTAAAAAACCTGCGGCAAAAAAGCCAGCAGCAACACCAGCACCTGCACCAGCAGCTGTTGAACAAGTAGTCGAAGCACCCGCTCCGGCAGCACCTGTAGATACATGGGTATTTAAGGATAGATTGTACGAACTTACTTCGGGTCGTAAACCACTTGCGTTTACATTACCTACCGTACATTCAGCGCGCACTCCCTTGTTATACTTTGACGAAACAGTAGGTTACAACCGCGAGTTGCGTTATGCGACAAACCAGCGTACCCCCTTCGTTGATGAGCAACAAGGCACAGCAACATTAGGTCGTATCGTATTTAGAGACGGCATCTTGCGCGTACCAAAAGAAAATATAGTTTTACAAAAGCTTCTTTCTTTGTACCACCCGTATACACTACAAGGTCGCATTATGGAATACAAACCAGAACAGATCGCAGAAGACGAAACTGGCTGGATTGAATTAGAGCTAGAAGCAATGACTGTTGCAAAAGCAATGGACATTGACGAAGCAGAAGCAATTTTAAGAGCTCAATACGGCTCACAGCAGGTATCTAACGCGTCTTCTAAGGAGTTAAAACGTGATTTACTAATACTTGCGCGTAATCAACCTAGTTTGTTCTTAGATCTAGCTAATGATGATAACGTTATGTTGCGTAACATTGGGATTAAAGCTACCGAAACTGGTATTCTAGCATTATCACAAGACCAACGCACATTTACATATGCAAGTAACGGTAGGAAACTGTTGACGGTACCGTTTAACGAACATCCATATTCAGCGCTCGCTGCTTATTTTAAAACAGATGAGGGCATGGAAGTATTACGAGCCGTAGAAAAACAGCTATAATACATATCTTTTTGTAATTAGGCTGCTGTAAAAAGCGGCCTAATTACTTAATATACATAAACAAACACAAAATGGCAGTAAGCGTAGATACAGTATACCAAAGAGTATTAGCTATCCTTAACAAAGAGCAAAGAGGATACGTAACGCCTCAAGAATTCAACTTGTTTGCAAACCAAGCACAGTCTGATATTTTTGAGCAGTACTTTTATGATATTAATCAGTTTGGTCGTATGCATGGTAATGACACTGAATATTCAGACATGCTCAACCTATTAAACGAAAAGATTAATATTTTTGAAAAGACCGGTAATATGACTTACTCAGCACCTAATTGGACGGTTCCTAGTGACCTTTACCGGTTGGGTACAATTATTTATAACAATATTGAAGCAGAGCGTATTAACGCAAATGAGTACTTGTACATTAACGCTTCACCATTAACTAAGCCTACAAACGACCGCCCAATATTTGTGGCTAGCTCTACAGGCTATAAGGTATACGGTGCTGCTGCATTAACTTCAGGAGTATCGTGTAATTATATTAAAGTACCCGCAACGGTAGAGTGGGCTTATAACACTGTGGCTGGGAGAGCAGTATATAATGCTACTAATGCTACAAACTTTGAGCTCCACGCTTCAGAAGAAACTGAATTAGTTTTTAAAATACTACAATTAGCAGGACTTTCTATAAAAGAACTTCAGGTTTACCAAATTGGTAACCAAATGGAGGGGCAAAACACACAACAAGAAAAAGCTTAATAAATGGGATTAATTAATCAAACACAAAAGCTCTACTATGAAGGTGCTGATGGCAATTGGAATAGTAACGACGAAAATTATGGTGATTACCAATTTGTAAGCATTAAAGATATCATTAACAATTTTATTATTGCTTATGTTGGAGAAGATAAAATCATTAGCAAAATTAAGCGCACGGATGTTGCATTTCATGCTCAGCGTGCTTTACAGGAGCTCTCCTTTGATACATTCCCCTCGGAAAAAGCTCTAGAGATAGAATTAGGTCCGGCACTTGAAATGATCTTGCCACAAGACTACGTTAACTATGTTAAATTTACCTACTCAGACAAGTCGGGGATTGAGCATGTAATATACCCAACCCGCCATTCTAGTAATCCACAAGCTATTATTCAAGATAGCAACTATGAATACACTTTTGACGGCAACGGTGAAAAGCAATATGCAAATAAGTCAGAAACATTAAAGGCGTTTGAAAAAGCAAGTGCAGAAGATAATAATAAAGCAGAGCTTAGTACTAGTGAGCTTTTTAACTTATACCGCCACGGTCGCCGTTATGGTTTAAACCCTGAATTTGCCCAAAGCAATGGGGTTTTCTACATTGATAAACTAAAAGGTATTGCGCACTTTAGCTCAGGCTTAGTAAACAAAGTCATTACCCTTAAATACATAAGTGATAGCTTAGGAACTGATGAAGAAATGCGTGTGCATAAATTCGCAGAGCAAGCTGTATACAAATATCTCGCTCACGCTATTCTAGCTACAAGAGCAAACACACCAGAATATTTAGTCGCGCGCTTTAAGAAAGAAGCGTTTGCAGCAAAAAGAGTTGCAAAACTCCGTATGTCTAACCTTAAGATTAGCGAAATTGCTCAAATTATGCGCAATCAGGCTAAATGGATTAAACACTAATACATGCCAAAACTAGCACACAACTTTGTCCAGGGCAAAATGAACAAGGATCTTGATGAAAGACTTGTGCCCGCAGGCCAATATCGTGACGCTTTAAACATTCAGGTTTCAACATCTGAAGGTTCAGACGTCGGCGCTGTTGAGAACATATT